ACATAAAAAATCCTCAATTTCAACATTAACTTTTTGTTTAATTGAGGATTTTTAAAATAATGAAGATCTAGAAGCGCAAAATTTCAGATACAAACACTGTCATAGAGCCTTTTGGTTGCAAGCCTCCTAAGTCAAGTAAACCGTAAACGAAAGCCGCATTACCTTGTATATGTAACGCGGCACCTTTTCAGCCTCTCGGCGGGCATTGTTCACCGAGCCAGTTAACTCGGTTGTACGAAATCAACGTACAACTTATTTATAAGGATTAAGCTCAAGGCTGAGATAGTATCCGAGCGCTTTAAATGCCTCGTAATACATATCGAAGCTAACAGGGCCGCTTCCGTCAACAAGGCGTTGTGCCTGCTGCCTAGACATATCGAGAAGGCGTGCAAGTTCAGATGTGCTCATGTGTTTTTCTCTGAGCAGATTCCATAAACGAATACGCGCCTCGAGTTTCAACGGCACAACTAAGATACCGTCATGATCTTTAGGCGCAGACGGTTCGGGAATTGGCTTCCGCTGCTTGCGGAATGTTTCTTCGATAAAGTTTTCGACCTTATCGGAAAGAATATCTAAAGCTCGCTCAAGCGAATTAGCTTCGCAAGTTAAGCCAAGATCACGAACGCTAAAAACGTTGTGTTTAATTTCAGAAACCGGATAAAACATTTAAAATGCTCCTTTGGTGAGTATGTGGATTTCCCCCTCTTTCGAGGGGGACGGTAGTTAGTCTCTAACTAGCACGATTTTTATGAAGATCAGGTTAATTGTGATTTCCTTTACTTTCCACTTAACCTTGATTTCACGAATCAATCGGTTTCTTAAATCCACATTTCTCACCTCCTTTCATGTTTAACTACCATGTTTATAATTATACAGAAAAAGTATAATTCGTCAACAGTTTCAGGTTAAAAATATAAATATGGCCACTTCAACAAAAAACAAAGTCGGCCGTCCTTCTTCGTATACGCAGGAATTAGCAGACGAAATTATCGAGTTGATTCGTAACGGATACTCTGAGCGCGAAATTTGCAGAAAACGCGGCATGCCGTCGCTTAAAACGCTGTGGAATTGGAAAGATCAACATCCTGAATTTTTACGACAGTCCGTGCGCGCGAGAGCAGACAGCGCGATGATTTTCGATGACCTTCGGATGAAAGAGGTTACGAAGTTAAAGCGTTTAGCTGAGAATCGTTTAGATTTAGGACTCGAATTGCCGCGCACATACATTGAAGCGAAGAAAATCATTATTCAAGAATTTGCGCGATCAGCTGCATTAAGAGACGATTCAAAATTTGGCGACAGGAAACAAGTCGCGTTAACCGGCGCCGATGGCGGCGCTGTAAAGGTTGAAACCAAACAGGAATACGACTTATCGAAATTAAGCGTAAGTCAGCTAGAGGCGCTGGAGGCTATTTTGCATGATTCGGACACTTCCAAGCCTAGCGGAGATACGACTGTGGAAAGCTCGTAAGTCTCTCGTTTACTTCACCACGTACACCAAGCCCGATTACCTGATGGGCTGGGTTCATCGTGAGATATGTGCAGAGCTTGATGATTTTTTACAAGCTGTAGCCGATAAGAAATCGCCACGACTGATTATTACGATGCCGCCGCGTTCAGGTAAATCCGAGCTGGTTTCGCGTCGCTTTCCTGCGTACGCGTTAGGTCGAAATCCTGACCTGAGCATTATCGCTACATCGTATTCCGCCGATTTATCTCAGCGTTTTAATCGCGATGTTCAGCGTGTGATAGACGATGAACCGTACTATGCTTTGTTTCCGAATACGAAACTTAACGGGTCGAGAGTAAAGACAGACAGTAGAGGCGCCTACATTCGCACGTCTGATTTATTCGAGGTCGTAGGACACGTTGGTTCATATCGTTCATGTGGTGTAGGCGGTGGCATTACGGGTCAAGGCGCAGATATTTTAATTATCGATGACCCGATTAAAGATCGTGCTGACGCTAACAGCTCAACGATTAGACAATCTATTTGGGATTGGTACACGTCTACAGCGTATACACGTTTATCGCCCGGTGGCGGCGTTATCGTCATGGCTACGCGCTGGCACGTTGACGACCTGATCGGACGATTGATTAACGCGATGAACGCAGATAGCGAAGCCGATCAGTTCAAAATCGTGAATTATCCGGCTATTGCAGAGCATGATGAATTACATCGTAAAACAGGCGAAGCGTTACATCCTGAACGCTACAACCTCAAGCAACTAACGCAGATTAAAAACACGGTCGGTTCTCGCGATTGGAATGCGTTGTACCAGCAGCACCCGATTATCGAAGGCGGCGGCCTCATTCGTACCGAATGGTTTAAACGTTATCGCATACCGCCGAAACTGAGCTATCGAATTATTGCGTCCGATACAGCATTAAAAACACGTGAGTACAACGACTACAGTGTTTTCGGCATAGCAGGCTTAGGTGAGGATGGGAATCTTTACATCCTCGATATTCTGCGCGGCAAGTGGGAATCGCCAGATTTACTCAAGCGAGCGTCCGACTTTTGGAATAAGCACGTAACGTTAGACAGCTCAAAGATACGAGGTTTTTACATCGAGGATAAAGCTAGCGGTACGGGACTCGTTCAAACGTTACAGCGAAGCCGTGATCCGGTTATTCCTGTCTTACCAGTTGAACGAACGATAGACAAGTTAACGCGTTATCAAGACGTTTTACCGTTTATCGAATCAGGCCGCGTATATATCCCTGAGTCCGCTCCGTGGGTTAACGATTTCTTGCGTGAATGCGAGGAAATTCAACCGGACATGAAACATCGACATGATGACCAAATCGACGTACTCGCCGATCTCATAAATCTGACGTTGCAGAAGAACTCTAATTTCTCATGGCAAAGAATCTTCAATTAAAAAACGCAGGACGTACGAAACACGACAGTGCGACAGCGTACGTAAGTTCTGTATGTACAGGCGAGCTAATTACGAACGTCGCAAACGAAATAAGTTTTTCGTTGCCGGACGAACTAAAGGGTCGTTTATTTTCGTCGAACTGGGTAGCGCGTCGTATGGCTGAGTCAATCGCCAGCGACATGACCTCTAAAGGCGTTAACTGGCGATTAGACGCTGATACGTCTGCGTTCCTAGAGAAAGAGTTTCGTCGGTTAAACGTATGGCGACTATTGACTGATGCTATTACGTACGCACGCGTTTACGGCGGTTCGCTCGTAATGATCGACATGGGCGACGGGGCGCCGGAAAGCGTTTTAAATCCTAACGGGACGCTTCTAGGTTTCCGCGTATTCGATAAAACGGAAATCACGCCGAGCACGACCGTAAAAAATTATGGCGCCGAGGCTGGATTACCTGTCAAATACAGCATTCAACCAGCCTACGGCACGTTGTCGACTTTCGACGCTGACGCAAGTCGCGTTATTCGTTTTGACGGAATACGTTCAACGCATCGAAAACTAAACGTAAACCAAGGCTGGGGTGAGTCCGTTTATGACGTAGCTAACTCAGCAGTCAGCGCATACGGAGCCTCGTTAGATAGCTGTCTCGAATTACTCAAGCGCTGCTACATTCGCTATTTAGGTATCGAAAACTTTTGGCAGGGCTTGCAGGATGACGAACGCGCTTCTTTTATGGGGCGCGCTGTAAAAATGATTAACGACGTTCAAAATAACTCGTCGTTAACTGTTTCTGATAACAAGGATACGTTTCAGTCTCAGTCGTACTCCTTCGGTGGCATTCGTGACGTGCTGATTACGTTCTCAGAACAAATCGCTGGCGCCGCGGAAATTCCGCTTGTCAAATTATTCGGTATATCACCCGCAGGATTCTCGACCGGAGACGCTGATCTAGCGAATTACTACGATACGGTCTCACGACTGCAAGAGGATAAATTACGCGAACCGATTTCGCGCATTGCGTCGTTAATTCTCACCAGCGCAGGCCACGAAGTTAACGAGATCGATTTCGACTTCGTACCGCTTAAACAGGAAACAACGAGCGAACGTATTACGAACGCTCAGAACGCTGTTAACACGATTCTCAGCGTGCAAGCAGCAGGGCTTATTTCTGACAAACGAGCGCTCGAAGAAATTGCCGCGTTAAGCGAAAAAACGGGTATTTTCTCGACGGTTACGCCGCAAGATATTGACGCACTTAACGAGGTAGAGCCGCCTCCGATACCTAACGAAACAGGGCAGTACGTTGAAGCTGGCCTGCCTAACATCGGTAAGGTCATTGACCCTAACGAAACGCCGAATTTCGGAGCGTTTAATTTAAATTAAATGGCAACGTTTAATCACGAAAAAACGTACCGCGCTCGCGTGTGGCGTTATTACCGTCAAGTCGCTCGTAACATTCAGGCGATTATTAACATGAACCTGAATCCGGACGGGACGATTAAAGACTTTGGGATACTGCAAGCGCAGCTCGATAATTACGCGAATGCGTTACCGGCGCCTACTGCATCGCTTTGGTCAAAGATCATCGGTAATAACGCTGTACTTCTTGCGCGTGATTTCAAAAAGGCGGCGGGTCTACGTATCGATACGCAGTCGCCGCAAATGATCGCGTTAGTCAATAAGCTCGTACAGGAAAAGGTAAACGTAATTAAAACGTTACCGAACAACGCGGCGCTCGAAGCTCAGAAGCTCAGCGCTCAGATCGCGCTCGAGACTGGCGCACGTCACGAAACGCTAGTCGCAAAAATTCAAGGTATGACGCCCGGATATCCTGAGTACGCGGCACGACGCATCGCACGCACCGAAGTAGCGCGCACGCAGTCAACGTTAGTACAGGCTCAGGCGCAAAGCGTAGGGATTGACCAGTACGTATGGCATACGGTTGAGGACGAATCCGTACGCGCCTCGCATCAAGCGATGGACGGTAAAGTTTGCTCGTTCTCAAATCCGCCTGAAGTTGAACCCGGTAAATACTATAACCCAGGGGGTACTTACAACTGTAGATGTTTTGCTGTACCCCTCCTGCCTAATAACGCTTAGGAGTCTAAATGTATGACTTGAGCTATCCAATTTCACCGAATAAAGCTCTCACGAAAGAGGGCTTTTTAATTTGCCGTAATGCCGTTATCGCGTCGATTGGCGCACGTGAATACGCTCTTTCTGAAACTAACGAGGTTAAGCCGAATGCTGAAGGGAAAGTGTTCATTATGCGTCCGAGCGATGTGCTGTTCTCGGACGACACTATCAACTCATTAGAAGGAAAGCCGGTAACTCTCGGACATCCGCCAGTCGATAGCGTGACAGGTGACAACTGGAAACAGTACGCAGTTGGCAGTATTTCGCACGTTCGTAAAGGCGAAGGGCAGACAGCCGGGTGTCTCGTAGCTGATCTAATGATTTTTGAGCCTAAAGCGATAGAGGCTGTTTTTAACGGCGTCGCTAAGGAGTTGTCATGCGGCTTTAAATCGAACGTTATTGATCAAGGCGGTGGAATCGGCATTGAAACAAATTTCATAGGTAATCACGTTGCTTTAGTCCCTCAAGGAAAAGGTGGAGCGACGTGCTCTCTAAAAGATTCTGTAATTACTAAAGAGGATACAGACATGGCATTTTTCAAGAAAGACGCAGCACCTGCTGACGTTAACGCTCAGATTCTCCAACAGCTCCAAGCTATGAGCGAACGATTAGCCGCGCTCGAAAAATCTACGCAAGCCCAATCTCCGGCGCCGGCTACTAACGCTGATGAAGCTAAACAGCCTGAGCCGAACGCCACTCAGACACCTGCACCGGATAACAAAGCAGCTGAAACTCCGGCGCCGACACCTGACGATAAAAAAGCAGATGACGATATGCCGCCAGCCGCTCCTAATCCGTTGGCTGGCATTGATCCTGCTGTACTCGGCGCCGCTATCCTGCAAGCGTTGACCGACGCTAAAGCAGATAAGAAAGCCGACGAAAAAGCTGATGAATGCAAGAAAGAAGAAGCGAAGAAAGACGCTAAGCCCGAAACAAAGTTAGACGCCGCGATGATTCGTGACGCCGCAGATATTGCCCCTTCTTTAGCGCCTACGACATCTAATCTGCCGTATGCCGCAATTCTTGAGTTTGCGAAATCTCAGCAGGGAAAATCTTTTGTCGACTCTTTCGGCGACTTGTCTAAATGTGATCATGCGATGGTTTTACGCGCCTGCGCAAATTTCAAGCGCTCTATGACTCAGGCGACGCTCGCAACAGTTAAACACGATGAAGCGCCGAAGAAAGCGAAATCGTTTGTCGAGCAAAGCGCGGAACTTTGGAATAAAGCGAAATAACTTATCGGAGATAAAAAATGCAAACTGGATACATTGAACAAAACATGATCGCGGGTTTCGTAACTCGCGGTGGCGCGGACATTAAGTCCATTACGGCAACCGCCGCTATCGGCGCCGGCTTACCTGTCAAACAGGATTCGGATGGCAACGCTAAATTGCTCGAATCCACCGACGGCCTCGACGCCATGATCGGCGTTGTCGTGCGTTTTCATGACGGTTGGACGTTACAGGTGTTTCCGCAGGAAATCGGCGTACTTAGCACTGGTTACATTCAGGTGCCTGCTGCCGCGTCCATTACGCCTAAACGAAATCAGGCCGTCTATTACGACGCGACAAATCAAGTTTTTACGACTGATAACACGAAGGTGCCCATTCGCGCAGTTTTCGCCGCCAACGGAATTGCTGACGGATGCGCTGAAATTCAGGTAACTCAGCAAATCGTGATTCCTGTTAAAACTACAGGTTCTTAATCAAACATCATTTTTCTTAACTAACTAAGCCTCGTTCGTTTACTCGAACGGGGCTTTTTTTATGGACAAATAAAATGGCAATTTCAGCAGATCAAGTAAAAGCGCTGTGGAATTCTCGCCTTGCACAGCTTGAGCCGGAAATCATCCGCCCGCTTACGAACTACTATTTCACTCGCGACATTCCTATCGTCGAAGACCTCGATAAAGTCTCTAACGTCGTCGCTCTTCGTAACATTAAAGGCATCGGACAGGGTACTAAAGACGCTTCCGGTATGTCTTGGCTTGGAAAGGGCGCTAACGACTTGCGCGGCGTTGATTACGAAATGAACGCTACTGCCGTAGCCGTTTATACCGCTGGCCGCGAAATCTCCATTACTTCAATGGAGCTTGAGGCCGCTCAGAAAGCTGAGGATATCAACGTTAACGCAGAGCAGGTTGAACTTGTTAACGATAAATTCCTGCAAGAAGCGCATCAGGTTGGTTATCTTGGCGATAGCGGTTTAGGTTTCAAGGGATTCTTGAATAACGCTTCTATCAAGAAGGGAACGACTACAGGCGCTCTCGCTGAAACCTCTCCGACATGGGACGGTATGGCGAAGGCTATTGATGACTACTTCAATCAGGCATATCAGGCTACTAACGGCGTCATCATGCCGAATACAATGCTTCTTACGCCTGCTCAGTACGTCAAGCTCTTTAGCATGAAGGCTCCTGACGACCGTCACTTCTCTATGATCGATTACATCGAGAAGGAATCTCTCGGACGTAAGGTTGCAGGTTCTATGACTGTTAATCAGGTCAAGGAATTGGCTTCTCTCGGAACCTCTTCTAAAGACCGTATGGTTCTTTATACGAAGGATAAAAACTACGTTCGTTACCATATTCGCCCGGTATGGCGTGAAAAGACCTACGATAAGGGTCTCGATTACTGCGCCGCTTATTTATGGCGCTTAGCTGAAGTTCAATTCCGCCGCCCTGAGACCGTGATGTACTTCGACGGTATCTAAGCCTCGCACTCGCGAGTTTTTTTATGCCTGCTGGTTTACGCCAGCGGGCGTAATCACGTTAAAAACAAAATGACTTACGACGATTTCATACAGATTTTTCCCGAGTTTTCAGAGTTTCCGAAGGTTCGCGTCGAGTTCTATTTGTCTGAAGCAGACAATCAGATTAGCGAAAACAGATTCGGAAAAAGCACCGAGTTCGGTAAAGCTCTGTTTACCGCTCATTACCTAGCGTCGCTAGATAACGGTCAACGTTCCGGCGCCGGTGGAGTTACAGGCGGTACCGTAAGTGGCGGCGCTCATGGCGCAGTCGCTTCTAAAACTGTCGGTTCCGTTTCCGTTTCTTACGATACGGCGTCCACGTCGTTTGCTGACGCTGGCTATTGGAATTCGACGCCGTACGGTAAACAGTTTTACGATCTATTAAAACGTTATCGGCGTATGCCGTTCGCTGTTACGGGACGCGCATCATGGCCCTAACGATGAAAGTAGAAGGCGCCGATGCGCTCAAGTCAGACATCTTTCACTTAAAGAAACGTTTCGAGCGTTTTAATAAACAAGGCGTTTCTATTGGCTATGTCGAAGCGAAAAGTTTGAAGCGTAAGGATACGCCTGTAACTAACCTAAAAATCGCAACGTGGCAAACGTACGGAACGCATACGATACCGCCTAGGCCTTATTTAAAACCAGCATTACTAACGAACGAAAAACGGATACACGAAATCCTTGAGCAGGCGTTAGTAGACGAAGGATTAAGCGGTAAGACCGGCGCCGTAAACAAAGCGCTGAACGTCGTCGGTATGCTCGTTCGCGATACGGCCAAACAAAATATCGTCGATCAACGAAACTTCGTGCCGTTGGCGCCGGCAACGATCGCGGCCCGTAAGCGTCAGGACTTTAAAGGTACGAAAGCACTTATCCGCACTGGCGCGCTTCTTAACGCTATTCAATACGTCGTAGATAAAAAATGATTGATGTCTCAGAAATCGTTAGAGACCCTGATTTCACGGTCTCATGCGTACTCATTCGTCAGCAGGCTAAACCGATCGGAAACGGACGCGACGAAATTACGAAAATCCGTAAGCCGATACAGGCGGTTCTACAGCCGTTAACGGATGCGCAGTTAGTAAATATCGTGTACGCCGACGGTTCCCCTGTAACGTGCGGCCTCACGTACTACGGCGTCGAGCGTGTATCGCTCGCAGACGACGGCTTTATTAACGATCAAATCGAATTTAATGGCGTGCTGTACGACGTTATGTCTATCGCCAATTACAACCCGAACGGAGCCTACTATCAGGCAACGCTCGCAAGGAGCAAACAAGTATGAGTTACGTAGACTCTACGCAAGCAGGCGTGCTCGCAAGCACTGCTACATACGTTTATTCAAAGGAATTCGACGACAAATTTCAGACGTGGTTAGCTAACGCGCTCGGATGTTTTCCGATCCACGTCAAACCTATGTTTCGAGAATTTGAAACAGCGATTAGTACGAACGTTCTAAACGTATTTTTCGAGTTCTATCAAATTGAGTTCACCGGCACGCCTTACGACGTTGAGGAAACCGACGATCATTTAGATCAAGCTTACGAAGGTACGGCGCACTGCCGAGTAAAGCTCATCGGTGAAAACAGTCGAGAGAAGGCGTTTTTACTACACGACCTGATTTACTTATCTCAGAACGTTGACGCGCTACAAAAATTCGGCCTCAGCATTAACGAAGCTCAGATTATTGAGATTGACCAATTAGCCGAGGGCCACGCTAGAACGCCCATGAGTACCGTCGACCTAACGCTCGATTATTCATACGTCCGACGCTGGTCAATTAAATCAATAGTTTCAGCTCCTACCAGTATTCAAAACTCCTAACGAGGATTTTTAAAATGGCACTTTCTTTAAACAATATCGTTAATGTCGATATGGTGTTTAGTCCGAAAGCCGCGCAAACTCGCGGATTCGGCATTCTCTGTATTCTCGGAGATACCAAAAACGTTATCACTGCTGGAGAGGGCTATCGCACGTATACAAGCTCCGACGATGTAGCTACGGATTTCGGCGATGACGCGCCGGAAACGCTAGCAGCGATGGCGTATTTTTCTCAGTCTCCGAAACCGCAGACTTTGATTATCGCCGAGCCGTGGGACTCTACAACCGATACCGCTATCAGTACACGCGTTAGCAAGTTATTTGCAGATTACGGAAGAAATTTCTACGGATTTATTACCGCTACCAGCGCTACAGTCTCAGACGATGAAATTCTTAAAATCGCTCAGATCGTTGAATCGTCCGCGGACTCGCACATTTACGGTATTACGCTCACAGATTTGACGTGTGCTAATTCTGTCTATACTGACGAATCTACAGACCTGCCGTCTAAACTCAAGCGGGGCCAATTTACGCGAACTATCGTATTCGCTTCTGAATACGACGCTAACGATTCGGCCTACAGACTGAATAAATATCTCGTTGCGTCGGCGTTAGGTCGTATGTTTAGCGTTAATTTCAGCGGTTCGATGACAACGATCACGCTGAAATTCAAGCAAGCTCCTAGCCTCCAGCCGACTAATTTAACTCAGTCTCAGGATACGAATCTCTCGGCACGTAACGTTAATAAATATGCGATTTTCTCGAATGACACCTACATTATCGAAGAGGGTGTCATGTCGTCCGGTATGTGGGCGGATGAACGTCATGGCTCTGACTGGTTGCAGGATTTAATTCAGACTACCGTTTACAACGTTCTCTATCAGTCCAAAACGAAAATCCCGCAGACCGATGACGGAGTGGCGCGCCTTATGGCTGCTGTTGCTAACGCTATCGATCAGGCCGTCATTAACGGATTTGTGGCGCCGGGCGTATGGAATAGTGATCCGTTCGGCGACCTTGAATCCGGCGCCTACCTCGAAAAAGGCTATTACCTGTACGCACCGTCTGTTAACGATCAGTTGCAGAACGAACGCGAGGCCCGCAAGTCTCCGGTTATTCAGGCCGCTATCAAACTCGCTGGCGCTATTCACAGCGTACCGATCATAGTCAACATCAATCGCTAATCAAGTCATTTTCTAAACAAGCCCTGCAACGAACGCAGGGCTTTTTTTATGGATTTTCAAAATGAATAAACCGACATATAGCATCGCTCGCGCAAGCGCCGCATACGCCGTTTTTGGTGGCGTCTCGTTCGATTTGAAGCAGGGTTTGACCGACAACGGTATTACGATCAACTTAGACGAAGATTTCGGCGAACGTAATAAGGCTATTGACGGCTCCAGCATTTGGAGCGAATACGAAACGAGCGCAGGTACGATCGTACTTGAGTATCTTCCTTCTTCTCCGTGCGTTCCGTTTTTCATAACTTTGCACGCTACTCAACGCGGCACTGGTTCTACCGGTTCGGACACTGTAACGGTTATTGACCGTGACATGAAATTTACGTACACAGGCTCTCAAGTCGCAATCCAGTCAATTACCGGACACAACGTCAAAAAATCAAAAGGCGATTCCATCGTCGTAACGCTTAACTGCGGACAAATTACCTCTATCGGAGCTTAATCGCATGACTAAATATCAGGACATTACCGTTAACGGAGTTACCGTTCGTTTATATCGTTTGTCTGCTAAGCAGCAGCATGACATCGTTAATCAATATTTTTTCCCGATTACGACTCAGGCGGGAGAACTAGTAAACGTAATTATTAAAAATCCGCAGAATCAAATCGCCATTGCCTCTGCTATCGCTGAGGCTGTAAATAAATTCATGCCGGCAGACAGGCGGGATGAATTGATATTTAAACATTTAATGCCGTCCGTTAAAGTCGTAGCGGCAGGGATGGAGATTGAATACTGCTCTCATAAGGGTGAAATTACGTGCGAAGAATTGAACAACATTAAATCGTTGTACAAAATCACGTACGAAGCTCTTAAATACAACTTTGAGGATTTTTTTACAGACTGGCTCAACGAAAACAAGTTGAGCTAACGCCGCCCGAATGGCGTGACTCCGTACGCCTTTTAGATATTCCTGAGTCTTTCCTAATGCGCCCTGTTCTGCGGGGCTTTCTTTCTTTTGAGTCTCTTTTCGATTCGTCCGTTTCGTTAGGCGATTTAGTACTTCTAAATGACGCTATCGACGCGAACGACGAAAACGAGAAACGCGTTTATCAGTATTACGAGCGTAAAAATGGCCGAAACTAAAAACGATGTAAATTTGAGAGTAGGCGCATTAGTCGATTTTGCGTCATTATCTGTCGCAGAAAAAGCAGTAGGCTCGTTTTCTGACAAAATCGTTAGCTTAGCTAAATGGGCCGGCGCCGCTATTGCCGCTGGTTCCGTGGCCGTAGCTATCCAGCGTACAGCTGATAAATTTAACGATCTCGGCGATGTCGTCTCTCGCGTTGGTAACGCTACCGTAAAAGAGTTAGATCGGCTCGGATATGTGGCTGACCTCACAGGCTCAGACGCAAATACCGCTACAGCCTCGTTTGAAAACCTCTCTCGAACGATAGGCGAAGCGGCTCAAGGTATCGGACGCGGCGCATTAGTCTTTGAAAAACTCGGCTTGTCTGCGAAAGATGCGCAGGGAAACGTAAAAACTACAACTCAAGTTCTTGATGAAATCAAAGTCAAGATTCAAGACCTGAGTAAGGCTGAGCAATCCGCTTATATTCAGCGCCTCGGACTCGATCGGACGATGATCGGAATGCTCACGTCTGATACGACTGAGATTATCGATCAATACAACAAACGTACTGAAGCTCTCGGGATTAATGTAGACGAAGCAGCAGAGTTAGGCGCTAAATACAACGACGCTATTAAAGTAACAGAACGCGGTTTTGACGACATCATTACCGCGTTTGTTTTACGTGTCCTACCGTCTATCACGACAGCGATAGAACGCGTTTCTAAGCTGATTGATGAAAACGCCGGACTAATTAAAAGCTACGTTGAACCTATCGCCGCCGCTGTATCAATCAGCGCCGACCTCGTTACAGGATTCATTACCGGAGTCGGAAAACTTTTTAAGGTTTTAGGAAAGTGGCCTGTTTACATTGGCGCTGTAACTGTCGCATGGAAACTATTAAACGCTGTATTTAAAGTGTCTCCGATTGGACGAATCATTACATTAGTGATGGGATTAGTAACCGCTATCGGTTTGCTAATCGATGATTACGAGACGTGGAAAGAGGGCGGTAAATCTTTTTTTGACTGGTCAGCGGCTCAGGTGTGGTTTGACAACATGAGCCGAATTTTTGACGGTCTAAAAACAATCGTCGGTAATTTCTTTAGCGCGGACTGGTGGAAGTCTAAAGCCGATACGATTTCTAACGAGATGTCGCTATTGGGCGAAAGGATTCAAGGATTTTTATCTGACAGCTGGAATAACGCTATTACAGAAGCATCCAACAAATGGAATGAGCTAAAAGATACTATTTCTCAAAAAGCTCAAGGCGTCTACGACGGAATTATTTCTACTTTTGTTGGTTTGAGCACGTGGTTCGGTGATCTATGGAAAAGCATAGGTGACGGAGCTATGAACGCATTAACTGACATTGGAAAAGCTTTTACTAAGTGGTGGAACGATCTTTTAGATTCGATTAAAAACTTCGGAACTAAAGCTGCTGAAAAAGTTAAAACCGCCGCTTCTGACGCTTTAGATACAAGCATTGAAGCTGTGAAGTCTTTGTTTTCCTGGGGTAATAAAAAAGAAGGCGATAAAGCGGCGTCCAGCCTACCAACTGCGACGACAAATAATAATCAGCGTACTAATAATACATATAACAACAATGCTCAGGTACATCAAACAATTACCGTCAGCAGCGTAAAAGAGGCTAAAGAAATCGCAGGCTCAACTAATCGCACATATCTACAACAAGGTGGCGCCGGAGGCGATTAACAATGTCTTTCTTAGAAACACAGGTATTAGGCTTAGCTGGTACGGCAGTCGGAAAACTGCTTCAAATTAAACCTATTAGAAGATTTGAGGCGTTTTCCGATTTTTGCTCTATCACGGAAACGCACAATATCGCGGTAACCGCGACTCAATACCCTATCGAGGACGGCACTCAGGGTACTGATCACATCGTTAGAGAACCTAAAAATATTACATGGGATGTCATTTTTGGAGAACGTTCAGACCCGCAGGGAACGTATCAGCGTTTACTTGATTTGATGTATAGCGGTGTACCGTTTACGGCAGTCACGGGACTAAGACGTTACGACAATATGTTACTTGTTTCGGTAGCTGCCAATCAGGATACGCATTCATCGCGCATCTTGAAGTGCACGCTGACAATGCAAGAAATCGTAATAACGTTTCCTCTCGCTACGAATATGCCGCCACGATCTCAGCAGGCGAATCCGAACGTAACCGCTAAAACCGCACAAACAGGTACGAAACAGCTTCAAGAAAAGCCCGTAAAAGTGTCGGCTATGGAGGATGGTTATCAGAACCTCAAGAAAATCTTTTAACGGTTTCTTTTATAAAAGATGAAAACATACGAAATACCGCTCAATTCTTTTGCAGAAGAATTTAACGTCGAAATTCAGGGCGTTAATTACTTACTGCGGACGAAATGGAATGAGCCGCTACAGGCGTGGACGCTCGATATCGGACGCTCTGAAAACGAGTGGCTCATACGTAATCTCGCGTTAGTCGCTGGCGAAAATCTACTCCAGCAGTATGAGCATCTAAAGCTCGGTTTCGGCCTGATTGTCGTAACTGACGGCGACGAAAACGCAGACCCTACGGAAACTAATCTCGGTACTGACTCACATTTAATCGTTGTGACGAATGATTAACTTTTGGCGAAAAATTACGCTCCTTGTCGGCGATAAGGACGGCAACGGCCTCGACTTATCCGGTTTTAGAGTCTCGTTCGACGTTGAGAAAACCGCGCTTCAAGACCCGAATACAGCGAAAATCGACATCTATAACTTATCTAAAATGACGGTAGCGCGTATCGCGGACGGTGATTTAAAACGCATTGTTCTACAAGCTGGTTACGAATCACATAACGCTGTAATTTTCGACGGAAACATTATTAGTACGTCACAGGTACGTAACGGCGCGGATACGATTCTTAGTATTGACGCTGGCGACGGTCAGAGCGGCTATTCATACGCGCTCGTTAATGAGACGGTTGGCGCCGGTTACTCAAATAACGACATCGCTAAAAAATCGTTTAACGCGATGAAAGAGCGCGGCGTTAAAAACGACGATCTAAAAGCAGTAAGTAATGAGACTAAGTACCCTCGCGGGCGCGTGCTTTTCGGAGCCGCTCGTAATTATTCACGTGAGGTCTCGAAAAACAGTGATACGCAGTGGTCGGTTCAGGATGGACATTTAGTCTATTGCAAGAAAAACGCTACACGCGACGACCGTAAAGCGTTCATTCTGCGACCTGACACGGGAATGATCGGCAGTCCGAAGAAGGATAAAGACGGCGTAACCGTGAGTTGTTGCCTTAACGCGCTCCTACGTATCTACGACCCGATAAGAATCGAGTCCGAATTTTTAACGGGTGACTTCAAAATCCTGTCGCTCAAACATAGCGGCGATACGCACGGAAACGAATGGAGCACAGAAATTAAAGGGTGCTCGTTAGACCCGTCAACTAAAAAGACCACGAAAAAATGAATCAGTTAGAACGTATTGCGACGCCTGAAGAAATCGAGCGTCAAAAATCCGAGGATTTAAAAGCGGCTATTCGTGTCTCTATGCCAGCAATCGTTACAGCCGTTGATTTAGATCGTCAGGTTGTATCCGTTCGACCTGCGATTATGGGCAAACTTAGAGGATACGAGGGCAACGTAACCGAGACTCCGTATCCTGTGCTTACTGAGGTGCCCATAGCGTTCCCACGCGCTGGCGGCCTGTGCATTACCTATCCAGTCGCGGTAAATGACGAATGTCTCGTAGTTTTCGCCGATGCGTGCATAGATTTTTGGTGGCAAAGCGGCGGCATCCAGTCTCCTAAAGACTCAAGGTCGCATGACCTGTCCGACGCTATAGCGATTTTCGGCCTCACGTCTCAGCCGCGAAAACTTCCGAACGTGTCCGCTGACGCTATCGAGATACGTACAGATTCACGGTCAGACTATATAAGTCTTACGTCTGGAAAACTCGATATCAATATCAACGGCGAGACTAACGTAACAGCTAAAAAATCTAAGATCGTTTGTCCGGATAACACCGTTCAAGGCCCGCTAACAGTAACGGGCTTAATCACAGGTAAAGGCGGCCTGACCGTTAGCGGCGGTAGCGGCGCTTCTGTTACTGGAACGATTCACGCGACTGGCGACATTTCGTCCGGCACTGTCTCGTTACAGAACCATACTCACAATCACGGCCCGGCGCCGGATAAATAAACATGAAATATCGAAAACTAGACGAAAACGGCGATATGACGTTCGGCGCCGGCCTTGATAACTATTTCATAGACAGCGCTGAGGCGGTGGCTCAGTCAGTTCTGACGCGACTCAGGATGTGGCTGCGTGAGTGGTACTTAGATACCAATGACGGGACACCGTATTACCAGCAGGTTCTAGGAAAACATACGCAAACTGAGGCTGTGCAGGCGATTTATCAGCGTATCCGAGAAACCGCGGGCGTCAATCGAATTACAGAGTTTTCTACAGCGTTCGACCCTGATACGCGACGACTGCGTATCGATGTAACGCTAGACACAATCTATGGCGAGGTGAAAGTAAGTGCCTGATCTCAAATCATTAGCGTACGTAGACGCATCAGGATTCTATGTAGCCGATTTCGAGGATTTTCTTGAGTACAACAAAGAAGCGATGCGTTCGATCTACGGCTCAGATATCAATCTCGACGCAGATACGCAAGACGGCCAGCTCGTAGCGCATTTTGCCCAATCTCAATACGATTTAGCGCTACTGTGTGCTGAGGTTTTTAATAACTATTCCCCTTCGACTGCACGCGGGGACGCGTTAAGTCGCGAAGTAAAGATCAACGGTATCGCTAGACAATCTTCTACACATTCAAGCGTTGACGTAGTTATTACAGGCGCCGCAGGTACGACGATCACGAACGGACAAGTACGCGATACATCGAAAGACGCTCACGTATGGAATTTACCGCCGGAGGTCGTAATACCGACAAGTGGTTCTATAACAGTGACTGCGACATGTGATGACGCAGGAGATATTCGAGCCGGCGCCGGTACTGTTACTCGTATCGCTACGCCTACTGAAGGGTGGATAAGCGTTACTAATAACTCCGAAGCGGCGCCCGGACGTGATATCGAGACGGACGCAGAGTTACGTGTTAGGCAAACGTATTCGACTGCTCAACCGTCGCAAACTGTGCTTAAAGGCATTCTAGGCGGCGTGCTGGATGTGGACGGAGTAACGCGTGCAATCGTGTACGAAAACGATACGAGCGCCACGGATGATAACGGCATACCTAGTCACTCTATAGTCGTAGTTGTTGAGGGTGGCGACGCTCAAGCGATTGGCGATGTAATTAAATTACGGAAAACGGCAGGTACAGGCACCTACGGCACTACGAGCGTTACCGTTAAAGATAGCGAAGAAGTGCCGATGACCGTAAATTTTTTCCGACCAACGGTTGTACATATCAAGGTCAAAATTACGCTCGAGCCGCTTACAGGCTTTACTACTGAGCTTTACAACTCGATTAAATCGCAGGTCGTTGACTACATCAATTCGCTGACATTCGGTCAAACGGTACGTATCTCTAAGCTCTACGTACCTGCAAACCTCGAAAACGACGACAGCGATATTAGCTACGACATCACGTCTATTCAGATAGCGAAAAACTCAGGCGCGTTCGCCTCAGCAAACATCGCTATCGGATTTAACGAAGTAGCGCACTGTGACATCGCCGATGTCGAGGTAATTACGAATGACTGATTTCAATACGTATCTAAAGCGCGTACCGTCGGAGCATAGAGACAAGCCTAAATTCGCTGAAACTCTGCGCTCGTTACTAGGCCCCGTACTTGAGCTACATGTGTTAATGAAGCGCGTACCGATTGATTACGATCTTGATAACGCGGTCGGTAAACAGTTGGATGTCGTGGGCGAATGGGTCGGACGTAATCGTTATGTTTCGATACCTATCGAAGGTGTGTTTTTCACGTTCGACGATACAGAGATTACTGGTTTCGATCGCGGTGTTTGGTGCGGAGAATATGACGCTACGAGCGGAATGACGAAACTAGACGATGACTCATATCGATTCCTGCTCAAACTACAGATTCTCGCCAACGTGTGGGACGGAACGCCGGAAAAGTTTTACGACGGCGTTCGCTCACTTTTTAACGGTACGTTGAGCGTCGTCATCGAAGATCATCAGGATATGACGATATCCATAGGTGTAGTCGGTAAAGCGTTATCCAGCGCTCAGCGCGCTCTATTTCTTCAGCAGATAGCACCTTTCAAACCTGCGGGCGTTCGTATCAACGTTTTCATGCTCACTCAATACGACGATGTACCGCTTTTTGCTTTCGACATGAATACGCCTTTACTACAGGGTTTCGACACGTCCGGATGGGCGGAAATCATCGCTAATTAAATCTCAAATTTCTCTCAAACAAGCCTCGCTTAAACAGCGGGGCTTTTTTTATGGGTCAAACAAATGGCTACTAATAACATCCTCGGGTTTTGCACCGGCGCCAATCCTAACGTATTAACTCCTACCGCTTGGCAAACGACGCCTGCACGCTCAAGCGGTTTTGTTTCAGGTATTGCACTTTCTTCTCACGTTAATACAGTTGTCGTAGGCGGCGCAAACATCGCTCACGCTGTCGGTGAATTTATCAAAAATCAGTTAAATGAGGATGTAAATCCGACCGACGAAGCGGAGCTCGTTAGTCAGTTTCTACGAGCTCTACAAATTTTCATTCAGCGCGGTGGCGCTTGTCCGATCGGTTCGATTATTCCGTATCTTGGAGGAGACGTTCCTTACGGCTGGTTATTAGCGAACGGAGCCTCTGTGCTCAGGTCGCAGTACAACAAGTTGTTCGCCCTAATAGGTACTAAGTTTGGCGCGGTTGATGAGGCACATTTTAATTTGCCGAATCTGCATCACCGATTCATCGAAGGTACCACCTCGCTAAGCGAGGTGGGAAGCTACGTCGAGGCGGGCTTACCGAATATCGACGGCGCTTTCGAGGCGGCATACTAC